CTGTCCTCTCCCTCCCCATCCCTCCCAATCCGAAAAGAACGGGACGAGGCGGAACGGCGGTTCCGGGCTCTGGCGGATATGAGATCGAATGACAGAAAACGGATCACGAGAAGCGGCGGGGTACCGCAAATCCCGGCCTCCCGGTGCGCCGGCCAAAAGAAAAACGCCGCAAAAAGGCGCTGGCACCAGGGCTTTTAGGAATGCCACGTGCCCGGGCTCTCGAGGCGGCATTGAACCGGGCGGTGGCCGCCGCTCATTGGCTCGAGCCGGATGGTCCCGATCAGGCGGCGGTACGTTTGGCCCGGAGACTGGCCGAAACCCTCGACGATCTACATTCACCGGCGGCGGCCACCCTCTTCGGCAATGCGGACCATTCCGGCAGGGTGGCGTATGTGGCTCAAACGTTCGCCGGGGTGCTCCGCGCTCTACACCTCACCCCGGAGGCGAGAGCCGGAGCCGGAATTCCGACCACCCCGGAAGGTTCACCCCTAGATGAGCTCCGGGATCTCACCGCCGGGATTCTCGCCGGGAACGTCACCATCGGTCCCGGGCTCACCGACACCGCGGATCGGCACGCCACGGAGCCCTAGAGCCTCTCTCGGTCCGGTGTTGGACGCCTTCTGTCGGATGTGCGGATGGCCGATGCTCGAATGGCAGAGGTACGCCGCCGGGGTGGCGCTCGAACGGGAACGGGACCGATGGGCGTACCGCACCGTCGGCGTGGTGGTCGCCCGACAGAATGGCAAAACGGGATTGGCGGCACGTCGGATCACCGCCGGGATGATGTTGGGGTGGAGCCGGGTGGTACTCCACACCGCTCAGGATCGGGCAGTACCACGGAAAACGTTCGAGGAAATCGTGAACCTCTGCCGATCTACGGCGTGGATGAGAGCGGAGATCGCCCGGGTGAGATTGGCCAACGGGCAGGAAGAGCTCACCTTGCGATCCGGTGCCACCTATCGGATACTTGCCCCGCGCCCGTCGGCATGGCGTGGATGGACTTCGGATCTCATCGTTTTCGACGAGGCACGTGAGCACCGGGACGACGCCGCCTATTCCGCCGCCCTCTACACCATGCGAGCCTCCCCGGACCCTCAATTATGGGTGCTCTCCAATGCGGGAGATCCCGATTCGGTAGTGCTCAACCGGCTCCGGGACCGTGGACGTGCCGCCGCCGGCGCGCCCGGGACCGATCCCCGGCTGGCATGGCTCGAATGGTCCGCCGCTCCGGAACGGGCGCTCGACGATGTGGAAGGGTGGCGTGAGGCGAATCCGGCTCTCGGTGAGCTCATAACCGCCGACACCCTGGCGGCGGAGCTCGCCGACGATGACGGCGCCCGGTTCGAGACTGAAGCGCTATGCCGGTGGGTGGCCTCCGTCGCGGATCCGGCGGTACCGCTCGAGGCGTGGCAAGCGTGCGCGGTGGAGGATCTCTCATCGGTCCGGACCGATCCGGGGAGCCTCATCGGTGCGGTAGATCTAGATCCGCAAACCGGCGCCGCGGTGATCCTGGCGGTGGCACGTGCCAGCGGCCACGCGCCCCGGTATGTGGCCGATCCGGTTGTATGGTGGGATGTGGCCGCCGACGAGGCGGAGGTGGCCGGGGTGTTGGAGGATTGGATTCGCACCCACCGGCCTCGAGGCATCGGATTCGACCCTTACACCACCCAAGGTGTGATAGATCGCCTCCCACCCGGCCTCGTCGACACCACCGCCGTGGCCGGATCACGATTCGTGGTGGCATCCTCTCAAATCCGGGATTCGGTCCTAGCTGGCCGCCTCATCCACGGTGGGGATGACACCCTCGAGCTCCAAATCACGGCGGCAAGGCGGCGTCCCGCCGCCGACGGTTCATGGCGGATCACCCGGATAGATTCGCCGGTGGCGATCCCCGGGGTGATGGCTCTCGCCCGGGCTCTCCATCTCGCCGCCGCCCCGCGCGCCGTCCCGCACGTCTACTGAATGCTCCGGTGGCGGGAGATTCACGGAATAGCGGGAAACCGGGAACGTGGCACCACCGGAGCTCGCCAACCCTAACCCTCACCTAGAGGTTGAAGGTATCGGGATGAGGGTGTAGGTTTCCACCCATGGGGCTCATGGATCGGCTACGACGTATGGCACCGCCGCTCGAGCTCGAGATCCGCCACACCGACACCGATCCCTCCGCCTATCCGCTCGAATGGCAATTGGATGCGATTGTGTGGCACCAGGGCCATGGCCAAATCTCACCGGAGGCGGTACCGGCGGTATACGCCGCCATCGATCTCATCTCCGCATCGGTGGCACGCCTCGACACCTTCACCTCCACCCCGCTCTCCCGCCAACCGGACCCATTCTCCACCCGGTTCGATTTCCTATTCGAGACCGTATGGAGCCTTGCATGGTCCGGGGATGCCTTTTGGCTACTCACACCGACCGACCGCGGTATCGACTCCATGCAGGTGCTGGACCCGGCTCTCGTCGATGTCGAATGGGATGACACCTTGCGCCGCCGCCTCCGCACCTACCGGTATGAAACCCGGGATCTCCCATCGGAACGTATCCGCCACCTCCGATTCCATCCACGTCCCGGGGAGCTCCGTGGCCTCTCACCGATAGAGGCGGCGCGTCAAACGTGGGAAGGCGCCGCCCATTCGGAAGGGTGGGGATCGAGCCTCTTCTCCGCCTCCGGGGTGCCTTCCGGTGTACTCAAGACGAACACCCTTCTGACAGAGGATGAGGCGGAGGCGATCCGGAATCGGTGGCACGCCGCCCGTAACGGCGTCCGCAATACGGCGGTGTTGGATATGGGTGTCGAATATGAGCCGATCGAGCTCTCCCCGGCGGATATCGGATGGCTCGAAACCCGCGCCTCCACCGCTCAGGAAGTAGCTCGAGCCTTCCACATCCCGTCGGATATGTTGGAGGTGGCCATCCAAGGCGGCGCCTCATCGGTCACCTACCGGAACCTGGCCGCCATCGGCGCAGACTTCGTGGAATGGTGCCTCAACGCGTACATCGAAATCGTGGAGCAAGGATGGGCCACCCTCCCCGGCCAACCGCCCATCGAATTCGATAAGCGGCCTCTATTCAGGGAGGATCTCGAAACCAGGGCCCGGACCCTTCAAGCTCTCGCCGGCGCGGGTGTACCTCTCGAGCAAGCCCTACGTGAAACATCGTTTGGATTCGTGGATGCGGAGGTGCCGGTGTGAGATTCGTACTCGAGCCCGAATGGGAGATCCGGGATGAGCCCGACGGTGATGGGCGCACCATAGAAGGGCTCATCGTGCCCTACGGGGTGACCACGGATCGCCCGGATGGGGCGGAGGCATTCGCCCCGGGAGTCTTTTCGGAGGTGGAGCCGGAGAGCGTGGTATTGCTCTGGCAGCACGACACCTCCGCACCTCTCGGACGTATGACAGAGCTCCGGGACGAATCCGACGGCGCTCATGGCACGTTCCGCCTAGCTAATACGGAACGTGCCCGGGAGGCGCTAAGCCTCATCCGGGATGGGATCACCCGCGGGCTCTCCGTCGGATTCGAGCCCGGAGAGCATCGGAGAGAAAAGGGTGTACGTGTCCACACCAAAGCACGATTGCGGGAGGCGTCATTGGTGACGTTCCCCGCCTATCCGTCCGCCGCGGTACTGGCGGTACGAGAGGAAGGAGAAGGTATGGCCGATGATGTGATGGTGGACGAGGCGGAGGTGGAGGCACCGCCGATCCCGGACACCACGGAGCTCGAAACCCGGCTCGAGGCGCGGATGGAACACCTTGGGCGGGAGCTCCGCAATCAAATCTCGAACATCTCCGTGGCCGGTGAGGTGGTCCCGCCGATGAGCCTCCACCGCGCCATGGCGGAGCTACTCGTCACGGTGGCCAAAGCTCCCGGAGAGAAGAGAGCGCTGGCCGATGTGATCGGCACCGCCCCGGGGAACGCCTCCGGGCTCATCCGGGATGCGTGGGTGTCGGAGCTCTTGGGCTACATCAACAACCTCCGCCCGTTCTTCTCCGCCGCCGGGACCGTCGGATTCCCCGCCTCCGGGTATGGGCTCGCCTTCCCGCGGATCACACAGCACACCCTCGTCGGCAAGCGTGGCGCCGAAAAGACGGAGATCCCATCCCGGGAGCTCACCGTGGCGCCCGGTAACTATCCGATGGAATGGTTCGCCGGTGGCGTGGATGTGGCATTGGAGCTCATAGCTCAATCCGATCCGTCGGTGCTCGAGGTGGTCACATCCGATCTCATGGATCAGTACGCCAACGCCACGGAAACAGAATTCGTGGCCGACACGGAGGCGGCGGCCACCGTCGGCGGTGCGGTGCTCCCGACCGCGGATTGGGGTGCCTTCTCCGCGGCGGTGATCGCCACGTCGGCGGAGATCCGGGCGGCTACCGGGGTGCCCGGTGATCGGCTGGCCCTCACCACCGCCTCATGGCAGGCGGTGGTCGGATTGCTCAATCCTTCCCAACCGTCGATCTCATTCGGTGCAGGGCCCGACTTCACCGCGGAGAGCGTGAACGTCGGCGGTGTTACCGCCTTCCATTCACCGGCCTCCGCCGCCGATGTGCAATTCAATGAGAAGAGCCTCCGCAAGTCGGAGAATCCGCCCGAAACCGTCACCTCCAACAATGTGGCGCTCATGGGGCGGGACATCGGCATCCTCGGTGCCACCATCCACCTCCCGCTCTACCCGGCGGGAATCGTGAAGTACACCGCGCTGGCCGCAAGGGCGGCGAAGAGCTAAGGGCTCAGAGGGTGACCGTTCCGGCTCCGATTCCAACCGGCGCTTGCGGTGTCACGGTGGACGACATCCGCGCCATCCTTGGGGTGGCGTCGGAGCCGGAGCGGGACGAGAAAATCGGATGGGCGCTCGACGCGGCGTGCTCATTGTGGGCTCACCTCACCGGGCGCGGTGAGGCGGATCTCGAGACGGCGCAAGGGCGCCAATTCGTGAC